GCTCGACGGAAAGGAGTTATTTCGGGAGATATGGGACGCGGAGGAGGTTTTCGATCGGAGCGGATTACCTCAAGAGGTAGATCCAGGAGCTCCGAAAGGAGAAAACTCTCGACGTAATCTTACGATCGCCGGAGATAACCGAGTCCAGGATTACCGCGAGAAAATGGACTCCGAGGAGGAGGACGGTCGAGAGGTCGTAAATATTCAACACGATTTCGCGGTAAAGGATCCGGTCGATCCGGACTCCGGAGATCTCGATCTCGATATGAGTAACGTCGTCCTCGTCGGTACTCGAGACCTCCTCGAAAACGTACCGATCCAGGAGATCGACTCGATCGCTCCGGCTATAACCGACGTCAAGACCGGTCAAGCCTGGGGAAAAGAGTTTTTTCAACTTATGTTTTATACTCTGACTCACCTATACGAAACCGGCGAGCTTATCGAGTACGTCGGTAACGTCTTTCTTTCTAAGAGTATGAATCCGAAAGAGCCGGTCGTCCGGAGGTTTTATCCGATACCGGATAAAAAACAAAAGCTCGACGAGACTCTCCTCGTCGATACTTACCTCAACGTAAAAGACGTCGCTCGAGATATCCGCTCCGGACGTTTCCGGAGAGAGCCGACGTCCTGTCATGAATGGGGAAAGACTTGTCAATATCACGCTCTCTGTTTTCCTCAGTATTACGAGGATCCCGACGCGACGGTCGCGGAGGATCTCTTTAACATTATCGACGAGAAAGGACTTAATCCCGATGAATATTACGAAAAACTCGCGATCCGCGTCCGAGAGACCGGATCCAAAGAAAACGACGGAAACGACGAAAACGGAGAAAGCTCCGGATCGTAAATCCGTCCCAGGTAAAAAAGCTCCGGCCGCTCTTATGAAACGCTCGAGAGCTCAACAACTCCAGGAGGGACGATCTCAAGTCCCGGCGAAAGTAACCGATCGACTCGCGGACTCTTTCGGACTCCCGAGTAAATTTCTTTATAAGACGATTACGTCCGTCGTCGGTATCGCGAAAAAGTCCGGAGACGTAACCGAGCTCGAGATTACCGGCTTTATGATCGTATGCGATCAATACGGACTTAATCCGTTTACGTCTCAGATATACGCTTTCGTCGACAAGGGAGGAAAGGTCCGGCCGCTAGTCGGCGTCGACGGTTGGCTTAATATCATGCACAGACAAAAAAATTTCGGAGGTATAAAGTTTCGTTTCGAGTTTCCGGACGACGACTCGAGTAAAGAGCCGATCTCATGTACGGCGATCATAAAGCGAAACGATCTCTCGGATCCGATCGAGATCGAGGAGTTTATGGAGGAGAATTACGTCCCTCCTCATAAGGGAAAATACGGACCGATTAACGGTCCCTGGCAAAAAATGCCGAGACGTATGTTACGAAACGCGGCTCTAAAGCAAGCCGTCCGGATCGCTTTCGGACTCGCCTCGATCTATGATCTGGAGGAGACTCAAGCGTCGGATCAAGAGGGTATGATCGTCGACTTTTCCCAGGCTAAAGATACCGGCCGAGTCGGGATCGACTATAACGACGGAAAGGAGCTCCAGGACGTCGAGGTCGAGCCGGAGATCCTGGACGCCGAGTATCGGGAGAAAGACGATACCGGAGCCTCCCAGGAGGCCGCTCCCGTCGCTGAGAGCTCCCAGGAGACGCGAAAGGAGACCTCGGAGACCGATCAGTCGACCGAAACCTCCCGAGGCTCTCAGAATCGATCTAACGGCTCCGGAGAGCTTTTCCCTCCTCCCGAGGACGGCGATTACGACGACGGATCCGAGCCGGTCGTTATACCGGAGGAGGAGGACTCCCAGGAGGCCGCTCCGGACGTCCAGGAGGACGCTCAAGACGTCCAGGACGACGCTCCCGACGATCCGGTCGAGGAGCCTCCGGCTCTCTCCCTGGAGGAGCTTATCGACAATATAAAGCGGACCGAGATCAGGATCCGCGATCGTAAGTCGGTATACTCCCTCCGCGATCGTCTCAAGGCCGCTCATAAAGGAGCGAAAATAAACTTTTCCTCGTTTAAAAAGATCTCTCGTCCGATCCTCCTCGAGTATTACCAGGGACTCCAGGAGATAACCGGAGATCGAGTCGACTCGGACGGAGTTCCTTTCTAATGGGTAAATTCAGTCTAACACTTGAGGAGCTTTACGACTGGCTTATCAACGTCAAATATGATCCGGCTCATACGACGGCTTTTATAAATAGCTATCCGATCGCTCGGGACTATATCGAGAGAGGACTTTTCGATAACGTCCCAGGGATCACGCGACTAAAGGCCGTCGAGGGAGCTTTCTCTTTTTATCACTCGCTAACGGGAGAGCTCGGGACGTCCCAAAAGACGGCGGCGTCCTCTCTCCTGGAGTTTTTTAACTTACTCCGTAATAGAAAGCCGAGCGAATATCGCCGGATCCGTTTCCTGGTACTCGGTAATCGAGTCGTAATCATAGAAAGGAGGGCCGGTAATGAAAAAGTCTAACAAGATCGACGGCCGTCCCTCCTGGCAATTTTACCCGAGCGACTGGCTCGGAGACGACGCTCTCCGAGGTTGCTCTCTCGGAGCTCGCGGATTATGGATCGATCTACTTTGCTTAATGTGGACGAGTCCGATCCGAGGAGTATTACTCAAAGCAAATAATAAAAAGCATACGATCAAATCGTTATCAAAAAGACTCGGAGATACCGAGCAAAATATAAAGGAAAAACTCCAGGAGCTCGAGGAGGAGGCCGTCCTCTCAAAGCGAGACGACGACGCGATTTATAGTCGCCGAATGTTTAGAGAATGGGATATTAGACGTAAGAGATCCGAGGCCGGATCGACTAAAAAGACGATCAAAACTGATAACAAATCGCGATCAAAAGTCGATCAAAAAGGGGTATCTTCTTCTTTAACTTCTTCTTCTTCTTCTCCTCCCTCTACTACTACAAAGATTAAAGAGGAGGATTTTCTCTCACTGGTTAAAAAGGAGGATATAAAAGAGGAGGAGGTCGAGGAGATCTTTCTCCAGTATATTAAATCTTACCTGGGAGAGAGAGGGACGTATTATAGATCTCCAGAAAGAAAGATCGCGGTCGCTAAAGCGATCGCTTTCGTCCGTCTCATATCCGAGAATCCGGTAAAAGCTCTAGTAAAAGCGATCCGTATTTATCGGACGGCTTACGACTGGCATTATAAAAGGAAAATGTACGATCTCGTCGAGTATATCCTAACCGACGAGGAAAAGATCGAGAAACTTATAAACGAGGCTCGTAAACACGACGCCGAATTACGGAGAGGACGGTTAAGTTAAAATGAGTATGATAATTTCTTTCGCCTGGACGACGGACGCGATCCTCGATCGCTCTAAAAAAGTTACTCGGCGAGACTGGAGCGACGATTACGCGGCTCGCTTTCACGCCGGAGACTTAATCCAGGGATACGATAAAAGTCCGCGTAATGGAGGAGTAAAGATCTCGACTTGTCGGATAACTGAGGATCCATATAAAGAGCTCCTCGGTAAAATGCCGGAGGAGGATTTCGAGCTCGAGGGAGGTCTCCGTTACTGGACCGATCTCGAGGACTTTATAAATAGTAACGGCGGTCCGGCCGCGAGTAAATGGGTAATACGTTTCGAGGTCGTCGAGACGTTTCCGGAGAATCTCAAGAAAGGAGATAAATAATTATGTCAAACGACGGGAAAGAAAATACCGCTCCGAGTTATGAGGAGCTCGCGAGTAAAGTCGCGTCCCTGGAGAAAACGGTCCAGGATCAAAACCGGAGGATCCGAGAGCTCGAGACTATTAACGAGGATAATATTTCGATCCTCTCTCGGCGTAATCAAAAGATCCAGGAGCTCGAGTCGGATATCGTCGTCGCTCGTAATAAAGAGAGCGAGGCTCTCAAAAAGTACGAGGGTCAACGGGATATCGCTAACGAGCTCCGGACGTCCCTCGAGTCGGCCGATAAAAACGTCGCGATCGCTCGAGACAATTCCGAAAAGTATAAAGCCTCTCTCGAGAAAGAGATCCTCGCGAAACGCGAGCTCGAAAAAGTCGCCGATACTCGAGGACTCTCAATGTCTCATTACGAGGACGAGATCGTCGAGCTCAAGAAAGAGATCGCCGAGCTTACCGAGCGAGCCGATAAAAAAGAGATATTCGATCCGGATCGGATCGCTTACCTGGAGGGAGAGCTCGAGAAAGGAAACGAGGTACTCGGGAGGCTCCGTAAACAAGTCCGCGAGCTCAAAGCGGCGAGCGTATCTCAAGACGATATGATCGATAAATTCAAAGAGGAGAAAGGTAAACTCCTCCGCGATCGGGAAAAACTTACCCAGGAGATCGAGCGTATTACTAAGATCCTGGAGAATAGAGACGGGCAAATAAAGGAGCTTAATAAAAGCGTCCATGATCTCGATCTCGAGCTCGACTCTACGAAAAAGGAGTTATGGTGTAGCGAGGAGGAGCAACGGAGAGACGCGAAAACTTTCGATCCTGGCGACTGTAATAACTGTCGTTTCGCCGGTCAAGTTATAACGCTTACTCATGAGCTCACACAAAAAGACGAGCGGATCGAGGAGCTCGAGGCGACGGCGATCTTTACAAGTATGAGAGATCTAAAGAGTAAACTCGAGGCCGCGAAAAACGAAAACGACGCTCTCCGCGACGGTTTCCGAGCTCTCGAGGAGGAAAAGATCCGTCGTCGAGGTATCGAGGATCAAGTAAACCGGTTTATAAAAGAGCTCGAGGAAAAGATCGACTCTCTCGAGAAAGATAAGTCGTCTCTTACTTACGAGATCGAGTCTTTACATAAGATCCTCTCGGATCGTCAAGCTCTTATGGAGCGGCTCGTCGAGGAGCTCCGAGGAGTCGGACTCCGGATCCTTTCCAGGACGAAAAGTAAACACTTTCGACACGACTCGAGCGTCGAGGACTTTATCCGTTACAAGGGAGAGTCGAAAGCCTCGGAGATCTACCTCCAGGATCTAAACGACGTACTCAATAAATACGATAACGAAAGGAGATCTTAAATGTCGACTCGTATACCCTGGGCTCAAGAAACTTGGAATCCGATAACCGGTTGTACTCAAATCTCGGACGCTTGCCTTAATTGTTACGCGAAAACTCTCGCCGAGACTCGTCTCCGAGGGAGAGCCGGTTACTCGAAAGCGACTCCTTTCAAACCGCGAAAACATAGAGGCCGATTACATGATCCGTTTAACTGGAAAAGCGGAAAGGTAATTTTCCCGGTCTCTATGGGAGATCTTTATCATAAGGATATCGACGACGACTTTATCGTCGAGATCTTCGATACCATGAATCGCTCGCCTCAACATAAATACCTCGTACTTACGAAACGTCCGGAGCGAGCTCTCAAGATCTCGAAACTCTTACGGCGTATCGGTCGTCCCTCCGGTCCTCATATCTTACACGGTACGACGATCGAGCGTCAAAAGTACGTCAAGCGGAGACTCCGATACTTACTCCGGATCCCTGGGACTCGTTTTATCTCGGCCGAGCCGTTACTCGAGCCGATCAACGTCGAGGAGTTTCTCGGCGTCGGGATCGACTGGGTAATCGCCGGTTGCGAAAAGATCCGGAGATCTCCAGGACGTCCGATCTCGGACGCGGCTCTCCGGTCTCTCCGCGATCAATGTAAACGGACGGGAGTCCCGTTTTTCCTCAAGCAAAAAGTTATTAACGGTCAAGTCCGAGTAATGCCGGAGCTCGACGGCCGGATCCATAACGCGGCTCCCGAGATCCTCCGGTCCCTGGAGGGAGCGAATGTCTAAGATAAATACTCATAAATCGCGTATTATGTTCGGTAAACATGGACCGTCTCCGGATAATCCTCGAGGGACTTTCCTTACTCGCGTCCCTCCAGGATATCTCTCCTGGGCCGTCAATACGAATTGCGACGGACCGGTCAAGCTCGAGTCCGGAGACGTCGTACCGGCTTTCCTAGCGGCTAAAGCGGAGCTCCAGAGACGAGGCGAGAGACTTCAAACGCTCGAGCTCTCCGCTCACGCCGTCGACCGTTTTTCTCTCCGTTACTGGAGACTTTTCCAGGACGAAAGAAAAAAAGACGAGGGACTCTTTTCCTTTATGGAGAGGCTCCTCGATCAAGCTATCGGACTCGTCCAGGAGGACGATCGTAAAGGAGTCGTAAACGTCGACCTCCTCGGCGTCCGGTGGATAATCAATTTCGATATGGTTATACCTGTATTACTTTCGGTCAAACCGAGAAAGGAGAAAAAATGTCCGACGGAAAAGAAAGAGAATTAAAACGACTAGCGATCCTCCAGTCTCTCGAGACCGGAGAGGCGACTCCCGAGGATCTACTCGAGAGCGACGATCCGGAGGTAAAGGAGCTCGCTTACGAGATCGTAAATATAACGATCGCCGGTATCGCGGACACGCTTCAAACAATGGCCGGAGGTCTCCGGCGACTCGCGATCGCGGTCGGTAAACTGGATCCGAGCTCGCTCATAACTGAGGATCCCGATTTTCAGGTAAAGGAGGTCTCTATTTCGACCGAGGAGGCTCCAGGACGGCCGGAGGTCGCTCCTTTCGTCGACTCAAGGGTAAACGTCCAGGACGAGGATCCGGATCCCTCCGGTATCGTTTTCCGTAAGTCTCCGGTCCGGAAAGCTCCCAGGATAAAGCGGCCGGATCCGACGACTCCCGAGGAGCTCGCGGAGCTCGAGGCCGAGCTCGAGGATAATTACCTCGAGACGGAGGACGAGTAATGTCTCCAGGTAAAAGAGATCTCCGTAAAGAATTTCTAAAGCGTATCCCTGAGAAAGAGGTCGTCGACGAGATCTTACAATGCGCGAAAGCTCGACGCGGTCTCGATCTCTGGAAACAAGCGACCGGAGGAGCTCGTTTTAAAAAGAGTTTCGTAACTTTCGGGATCCCTGGACAACCGGACTTAACGGGAGTCTATTATACTCCGATCGGAGCTCTTAGAATTGACGTCGAATGTAAACGGCCGATCGGCGGTAAATGGTCCGACGATCAAAAGTCTTACGCTCGACGAGTCCGTAAAGTAAACGGTATCTATATCCTCGCGACGTCCTGGAAAGAAGTCGCGGACGTCCTGGATCAACTCGATAATCGGATCAAGTCTTTTATAGTCCCGACGGGAAAGGAGAAAAAATGTCGGAGGAGCTCCCAGTAACGAGCGTCAAGGTTCAATATGCCGAGGTCCGGCTTATGGCTAATCAAGCTCTCGCCGTATGTAAAGACGCTCTCGAGAAAATACCGATCGGATATCTTTCCGAGAGGTTACTCAAAGAGATTAAAACTCTCTCGACTAAACGATACGCCGAGCTCGAGAAAGCTCGGAAAAAAACTAAACCGACGAGGAGGAAAAATGTCAAAGATACTCAAGCTAGAAAGCGAAAACGTAAAGAGGATCCGAGCGATCGAGATCTCTCCGGATCCGGAGGACGGCGTCGTCCTGGTAGGCGGTAAAAACGCTCAAGGGAAAAGCTCAGTCCTCGACTCTATTATGTACGCTCTCGCCGGAAACCGCTCGATCCCGAGCGAGCCGATCCGGAAAGGAGAGGACCGAGCGGAGGTAAAGGTTACGCTCGACGATATTACGATTACTCGAGTAATCACTCATAAAACCGATCGACTCGAGGTCAAGGGATCCGACGGGAAAAAGTTTACGAAACCTCAAGCGATTTTAGACGAGCTCGTCTCGAGACTTACTTTCGATCCGCTCGCTTTCGCTCGCCTGGGCTCGACGGCCGTCGGGATCCGCGAACAAACCGCGATCGTAAAGGAGCTCGCCGAGATCGACTTTACGGAGCTCGACGAGGAGCTCCAGGATCTCCAGGAGGAAAAGAGAGACGTCGGACGGGATCTCAAGAAAGCGAGAGCGATCCTCGAGGATACTCCCGAGCCGGAGGAGACTCCGGAGGGAGAGGTCGTCGTTTCGGATCTCCTGGCCGCGATCAAAGAGGGTAACGATATCAACTCGAGGTATCAAGATATCGTCGACTCGCTCGCCGAGAGGGAGAGAGCAATTATCGACTCTAAGGCCGAGATCGAGAGACTCGAGAAAGAGATCCTCGATTATAAGAAAGATATCGAGATCCATAAGGCCGAGATCGAGGAGGAGAAAAAAGATCTCCAGGCTATCGAGCCGGTCGACGTCGAGGCTCTCGAGGAAAAGCTCCAGGACGCCGAGCGTATAAATAGGACTTTCGCTCAAGCTCAAGACTTTACGATCGCTCGCGATAATGTCGTTACTTGCGAGGACCGCGTAAAGAGTATCTCGAAAGAGATCCAGGAGATCGAGTCGAAAAAGAAAGAGCTCGTCTCCTCCGCGAAAATGCCGATCGACGATCTCGGTATAAATGATCTCGGAGAGATTACTTTCGCCGGAGTCCCGTTTACTCAATGCTCGAGCGCGGAGCAACTTAAGATCTCGGTCGCGATCGGGATCTCTCTAAACCCGAAACTCCGGATAATGCTTATCCGAGACGGCTCCCTCCTGGACGACGATAACCTCGAGATCGTAAAAGCGATCGCTAAAGAGTACGACGCTCAAATCTGGATCGAGGTCGTCCGCGAGGACGAGACTTGTAACGTAATAATCGAGGACGGCTCGATAAAGGAGGTCAACTAATGCCGGACGGGAAAAATAAAAATCCGGACGTACTTTACGCGGATCTCGTTTCGGATCTCCTGGATTACGTCGGAGCCGATAAGGATCCTCGAGTCTCTTTCTCCCGTAACGGAGAGGGAGATATCGTCGGACTATTGACGATCTCTTATCCTGGAGAGGAGAGCGACTCTCTTTTCCAGGGAGACGGACCGGACTCGCTTACGGTCGTAAAAAAGCTCGCGTATGATTACGGAGCGTATAATAATTCTATGACTGAGAAAAAGGAGGCGACTAATGTCGACGGAAAAGAAAGCGAAAGCGTTTCTCGCGGAAAAGAATCCGGTAACGGATCTCCTCAACAAAGTAATGAGGGACGTCCGGACCTGGGAGGAGGGAAAAGTCCCGATCGTCGAGACGAGGGATCTCCGGCCGGATCTCGAGTACGATCCGAGGATCCTCTCGATAATCAAGACTAAACTCCAGGAGGCGATTTTATTCTCGCTCCTCCTTTATCCGAATAAAGTCCAGGAGATCGAGGAGACCGTTTAGTAATGACTTATAACTTTTACGATCAAAAGAAAAAAGCGAAACCGATCGAGCGAGCCGTAAAGAAGTTCCTCGAGAGTAATCCGGAGACGGTTTCGGTCGAGGACGTCCGAAAGGAAAAGCTATATCGACTCCTCGAGATCGATTTCCTCTGGTATAAAAAAGATCCGTTTCCCTGGGGAGTCGAGGTCAAGGCCGATTTTACGATCTCCGGATCCGGTAACTTTTTTCTCGAGGTATGGGAGGACGTCCCGAGTAAATACCCAGGAGGATTTAAACGCTCGCTCGCTCATTACTGGATCATAGTCGACGCCGTAAAAAAGATCCTTTATCTTTTCGACGTAAATAACGTCCGCTCATATTGCAGAGATAAAGAAAGGAGGACCGGTAAAAAGTTTTTGACGAAAGATGTAAACTGGAAAATAGATCGGAAAAGAGGAGTCTCTCGAGGACTATTAGTCCCGGTCCGCGAGCTCCTCGGCGTCGGACTCGTCCGATCTTTCGAGAATTACGAGGAGTCCGGTTTCGTAACGACTGAAACTCAAGGTAAATTATTCTAACGAAAGGAGCCTTTATAATGGCTAAGAGTAAACCGACGAAAAAGAAGTCCGCGAAAAATGAGTTATGGGATCCTCCGAAAACGGAGACCGAGAAAAAAGCCGAGTCGAAAGGTAAAAAGAAAGCCGGTAAAAAAGCTCCGGCGAAAAAGTCGACCGATAAGAAAAAGAAAAAGATCGGAAAGACTGTCAAGGTCGCGTCCGACGCGACTCTCCAGGAGCTCGACGTTACTCCTAAATCGGTCGGTATAAAATTCGACGGCTTTACTTTCTCTCCTCTCCAGATAACGGAGCTCTCTCGAGTCGTCCAGGGAGCCGAGGACGTATCCGTTACGATCAAAAAGAAAAAAGGAGGTTACAAGATCTCCAGTAATGCAAAGATCGCGGATCTCCGGATCCGTAAGAAAGGAGTCGATCTCGACTTTCGCGGTCTCGATTTCAAAGTTACGGAGATCTCCTCTCTCGTCCAGTATATCAAAAATCCGGACGGGAAAGGTCAAGAGGTCGTCCGAGTTACGGTCGAGACTATACAACCGACTTTATTTTAATCGAGAGGGAGCTCTCTTATGGGTAAAAAGCAACGTAAAAAACGAGAGGCGAGGGAGCTCCAGGATCTCCAGGATCTCCAGAACGTCGAGACTTTCAACGCTCGACTAAAAGCGGTCCGGAGAGAGTACGGAGCGAAAGCCTCTCCGACTTGCGGCTTTTGCGGAGGGACGGGGATCCGAGGACTTTATTATCCTCCAGGATCCGACGATCCTAAAGTTACCGTCTGTCGATGTACTCAATAATTTTTACTTTACCTGGGAGCCGTTGGGAGTAATCTCGACGGCTCTTTTTTTTTATTCGGGCTCTTGACTTTGCCTCGAGAGCTCCTATTATGCGATTATATCCTCGCGTCTAACCCCCCTCTCGGACGCGGCCGGAGCTCAGTAATGGACTCCGGCTTTTTTTATGCCTTGACATATTTTCGGAACGTCGTATTATTTACTCAAGGTCGGAGCCTTTATAATTTTACTATCACTAACGACGAGGAGGAGTTATGTCAAACGCTCAAAAAGGGGATACTAGATCTCCGAAACCGAAAGCCGGTCCGTTACCGATCGCGAAAACGAAAAAGATCCCGAAAAAGAAAAAGAAGTCCGCGAAAAAGTCCGATCCCGTCCCTCGCTTCAAAGCTCATTACACTAAGAAAAAACTCTCGCTCGGAGGTCCGCTTACCGAGAAAGAGGCCGTCGTCCTCCGTTTATTCGAGGTAAAGGACGCGAAAGAGTATACCGTCGCGGAGCTCGTCGATCGAGTAACTCGTTTCGATGCTATGGAGGTCGTCGTCGTTACTCTCGGGAGGATACCCAGGGAGACGGACGAGCTCGTCTCCAGGCTCGCTAAAGAGGGTCTCAAGGTTTACGCCGTAACGGACGGAAAGAATCCGTATAACTCGATCGGGAGGACTTTCCATAAGACGCTATACGTCGAGTCCCAGGATATAAACTCGATCCCGTATATCAGAGAGGCCGATCGCCTCGTCCTGGAGGATACCGGATCTCTCATAATAAAAAACCTCGTAACCTGGGAGATGCTCGTCAAAGCTAACGAGTATCGGATACTCCCAGGAGAAAAAAGTAACCTGGAGGATCTCGAGGATCTCGTCTCGGTTGCTAATGGTAAAGCCGGTCCCTCCTGGAGAATTGAGGAGGAGTAATGTCGTCCGATAAGTTTCCCGAAAATGCACAAAATAAAAAAGAGGAGTCTATTACTCCGCTCCAGGCTCAAGCCGTCGAGCTAATCGCTCAAGGTAAACGAGCGTCGGAGGTTGCGGAGGAGCTCGAGATCTCGAGGAGGACCGTTTACAATTACTTAAAACGTCCGGACTGTGCAAAGTATCTTATCAAGCTCGTTACGGCTCACGGAGACGCGGCGAAACGAGCGGCGTCTTTTCACTCGAGGACCGTCGTCGATCGTATGTTACGGATCCTGGAGGGAAAGCCGATCAAGACTCGAGACGGTAAACGTATTTATCCGTCTCATAAGGATATGATAAGAGCGGCTCAGGTAATTGTAAAGCTCGGAGGTCTCGCCGAGACGAAACTCAATATCTCCGGAGAGGTCGCTCATACCGGAGAGATCGAGCTCGAGCTCAAAAATCTAACCGATGAACAATTACGAGAAAGAGCAAAGAGAGCCGGAGATCGAGTTAACCGGATCCGACGACTTATCGAGGGAGCTCCAGGAGGGAATTAACGAGCTCGATAAGATCGAGAGGGAGCTAGTCGCGAGGAGAGCTCGTCAAAGCAATTACGACGGGCTCCTCGCTTTCCTTTCGACTGTCAAGTTACCTCAGACTCAAGAGCCTTTAGAGTCTCTCTCCGATATGCAACTCGATTATACGAGATACCTTTATCTCACCTGGAAAACGTCCGGCCGTCTTTCTATTCGGGCTCCCTGGGGATCCGGAAAAACTATTATCCTCCTCGGTTTCCTCGCCTGGGTAATCGGTCTAAACCCGTCGATCCGTATTAAGATGATATGCGCGTCGAAAGATCTCGCCGTCGAGAGAGTCGATACAATAAGATCCTGGATCGAAAACGACGAGGACTATCGCTTTATATTTCCGGAGGTCGTACCTCACCCGAGCGACTGGGGTAAGTCCGGATTTAAGGTCGCTAAAAAGGATCCGATTACTGGAGAGATTAAGGGACTCGTCGGAGCTACCGATAAAACTCTCTCCGCTTATGGAGTTACGAGCTCCGGTATCGGCGGTCGAGTCGATCTCCTGGTATTTGACGATCTTTGCGATCGGAGGGACGTCGACTCTCCGGCTATACGAGCTCAGAGAAAATACCATGTCCGCTCGGTATGGCTCGGACGTCTCGACGTCGGAGGAGCCGTTATCTCGATCGCGACTCCCTGGCATACCGACGACGCGATCGCTCAGTTTACGAAACCGGAGGAGAAAGACGGCTCCGAGTTTCCGACGATCTCTTATCAAGTCTCCCAGGATCTCGATCGCTTTATAATCAATTACGAAAACTGGATCGACTCTTTACCGGACGGACCGGATACCCTGGATCTCCCTCCCTGGTTTATGGGAGTCCCAGGTATGAAAGCGAAAAAAAAGGATCTCGGCTCGAGGGAGTTTCAAAGAGGTTTCCAATTACAGCCGATCGATATAACCGACTGTATATTTTCGCCGGACTGGATCGTCAATTACGAGCTCGAGGATATACTCAAGACTCCAGGATATGTACTCGTCGGACTGGATCCGGCTTACGGTCGACGGGAGTCCGCGACTCAAAGAGCTAACCGAGGAAAGGAACCGGCTTACTCTGGTATTATTATTTGTCTTAAGACGGCTCTCGGGATTACTTACGTCCTGGATATGGTATTTACTCGAGCGAAACCGAGCGAGGTCCGAAAGATCGCTCTCAATAAGTGGCTATACTGGACGGACGCGAAACGCTTTCCTCACTGGACCGGCCGACAATTTTCTTTCGAGGTCGTCGGAGGAGGTCAAGCGACTTTATACGACGAGCTCCTCGCCGATATGAGAGAGCTCGGGATATCGATCCCTCTCGTCGAATTTCACCCAGTAGGACCGAAAAACGAGCGGATCGCCGGTATGGTCCCAGAGGTCGAGGACGCTCGGATCCGTTTCCGAGTTTCGGAGGAGTCTCAAAAAAAATTAGTCGATCAGTTGACAAGTTTTCCGTTTGGGACGTATATTGACGGAGCGGACGTATTACAGCAAGTCCAGACTTACGCTCGTAATTTGAGCGTCGTATCTAAAAAGAGGGAGATCGCCGGAGGTAAGAGGACTAAAGGCGGTCAACTAAGGTCGGAGAATTTCTAAAATGCTTGAAAATAACGCTCTCCCAGTAGTCCATAAACCGAGCGGCTCCGCGATCGGAGTCTCCGGTACTAGAATTTTCGACGGTCAACTCCAGGAGGAATACAATAATAAGCTCCGAGGTTTCGGTCGTAAGTTCGATATATTCGAGCAAATGGCTAACGATCCTCATATCGCCGAGCTCAAGTCCGGAGTAAAGCTCCCGGTAAAACGCGGCGACTGGCATATCGAGAGAGCGGCCGATACTCCTCTCGATTACGAGATGGAGGCTTTCTCTAACGATATGGTTTTCGGGAGACCGTTCGATCCCTGGAGCCAAAAGCTCGACGAGATAATGGATTTCGTCTTTGACGGATACGGAGTTTTCGAGACGATAATCGGTCTCGAGGACTGGCCGAAAAAAGGTCCGAATCAGACTTTAAAATATGTATGGAAAGAGATCGCCTGGAGATCTCCGCGTACCGTTTATCGCTGGTACTTCGATCCGGATACTCGTAAATTTCTCGGGATCCAGCAATACGCGACTCGAGTCGAGGGTCAATACGAATATTTCGAGATCCCGGCCGAGTATCTCCTCGTCTTTACTAACGAGAGACGCGGTCAAAACTACGAGGGAAAGGGAGCGTACCGTTACCTCTATAAACCGTTTACTTATATCGATCTTTACGAAAAGCTCCAGGGAATATATTTCGATCGTATCGCCGGAGGAGTCGTCGTCGCTCACGTTCCTAAAGGTACTCCAGACGATCGTAAAGAGGAGCTCGGAGAGGCTCTCGCCGATTTTAGATCGGGAGAAAAATCGTATCTCGTACTCGAGGAGGGAGAGACGGTCGACCTCGTCGCCGGATCGACGAAAGGTCAAAAGTCCGATATCCTGGCCGGTATCCGATACCATGAGCAAACATTAGCGAAAGCCGTCCTCGCTCCGTTTTTCAATTTCGGGACGACCGAAACCGGAGCTCGAGCTCTCGGTCAAAGTCTTATCGACTTCTTTCTCCAGGCTTACCAAGCTATCGGAGATTACGTCGCGGAGACTTTCAATACTTACGCTTTACACCCTTTACTCGCTCGTAATTTCGATCTCAGTAAAGCCGATCCTCCGAGGCTCGTCGTAAAGGGTATCGATAAACAAGATCCCGAAAAGATCGCCGGAGCCGTCGAAAAGTTTACCGGCTCTGGAGTCCTGGATCTCTCCGGAGACCTGGACGCCGAAAACAGAGTCCGAAAAATGCTCGGCTTACCGGAGCTCTCCGAGGAGGAGGTAAAACTCGCCGGAGAATTTCGTCAACTCGAGATCAAACGTAAAAAACTCAGATTAAAGGAGGAGCGATCGGACCTCAAGGCCGCGAAAGCCGGTCAAGATCCGACTCCGACTAAAGACGCGAGTCCTCGCAAAAATACCGCGTCTCCCTCCGGATCTCCGGTCGCTCCCTCGAAACCAAAAGAGGACGACGAGCAAGTCTCCGAAAATGCCGTCGATCCTAACTCCGATAAAACTCCTCCGAAAGAGGAGACTCCCGATCAGGTATCCGAGGAGAAAGCTCTCGAGGCGAGTAACGTCGCTCCCTGTAATTGTGGATCCTGTAATTACCAGGAGCTCGATCTCTCCGACGTATCCGACGAGCTCCTCGATCACGCCGTCCAGGATCATATTTTCGCGACGATCGATACCGAGGCGAAAGTAAAACCTCGAGGACCGGCTCGTCCTCTCAAGGGATACGAGAAAGCGTCCGTCTCTTATCGGGATACCGATCGCCGAGTTTCGGATCTTCAAACGAGGATCGGTCGGAAAGCGACTAACTTTTTCTCAAGCTATATGGATCAAATAGTAAAAGCGATCGCGGCCGGTAAAAATCCTTACTCGGTCCGTCCTAAAGGTATGAGCTCCGGATCCGTAAAGTTTCCCTCCCTGGTTAAAGATATGACTCTCGAAGTCGACGAGGCTTTTAACCTGGGAGCTCGAGATTTCAAAACCGAGGCCGAGAGACTAAAGCAAGCGGAGAAAGCCGACGAGCTCCAGGAGGTAAAAGAAAAAGTCCTCGAGGCGTCGAGTACCTGGGGAGAGGATTTCGCTCAACGTAAACCGAAAAAGAAGTCGAAAAAGAAAGCGATCGAGGAGGTCCAGGACGAGCTAGATCTCCGGCTTAACCTGGGGATCCGTAAGATCCAGGATCAAGCGGCTTTATCTTTGACTCGAGCGAAACAAACCGGACTAACTGGACGCGAGGCTCTCTCTTTCTTTACGAATAATATCGCGAAACTCTCCGAGAAAGTATTACGCTCCTCCGTAAGAGCGGCCGTAAATATTGCATACGGAGCCGGACGTACCTCGGAGGAGTATAAACTCTCTCCCGATCTCCTGGTAAGATCCGCGATCTTTGACGGCGATATCTGCGATATATGCGCGGAGAAAGACGGTCAAACCTTTAGAGCCGGAGATCCTAACTTTTCGACTATTCCGGATCCCGAATGTCTCGGAGATCCGAATTGTAGATGTATAAATATTCCGTTACCTGGAGGAGTCGGTTTCGATCCTGGGCTCCAGGAGATCCAGGAGATCCGAGATATCAAAGTCGCTCAAGTCGACGGCGAGAGAGCTCGGAAAGCTCAACTCCAGGAGGAGGAGGTATAATGTCGAGGATACTATGTTTTTTCGGGCTCCATAAATGGAAAAAGACTCGTCAAACCGTCGGGAAAATATATCTCGTTTGCTCCCGATGCAAAAAGAAAAAGACGGTCAAGCGTAAAGAGGGAGGTAAAAAGTAATGATCGAATATCGCTTAAATATTCCGATCGACTTTAGCGATATCCGCGAGGACGGACTCGTCGAGATACAACTTACTCCGGCCGGAAAGTTTTTCCATAGAGAGCTCGGCGAGGTAGATCTTTCGGACTCCCTCCTCGACTCCCTCGTCGCGACGTTTCGGAAAAATCCTAACTCGGAAGTCGTAACCGATTATAATCATGGATCCAGTAAACCGAAAGCGACGGCCGAGCAAGGTAAAGCCTCCGGCTGGATCAAGAAAGTATGGAAGAAAGTAACCGACGGAATTACGGAGGGAGTTTTCGCTCTCTGGAAACCGACGAAAAAAGCGATCGATTTCGTCCAGGAGGAGGAGTATAAATATTTCTCTCCGACTCTCCGATGGGGAGACGTCGATCAAGATACCGGGACTCAAGTCCCTCTAATGATAAAAGCGGCCGGTCTAACTAATCGACCGTTTTTCGATCGTATGAAACCGCTCGACTTTTCTAGCGTATCGGACGACGATCCGACGGGGATAACTCTTTACTCCCTGGCCGACGATCAGACTTTCGCGGAAAAGACGGACGGCGGTCTCAAGTATCCGATTTCCGCTTATGCTTATACTCCCGATCCCGAAAGTCCGAGTACCTGGAAACTCCGACTCTGGGAAACTCCGGAGAAAGGCATTACGGCGAGACAAGTCGGAGCGGCGATCGCGGCTCTCGGGAAAGGTTTCCGAGGGAATAAGGTCGAGATCCCGAGCGAGGATCTCAAGAAAGTAAAAAGTAAAGTCCTCTCCGCGTGGAAAAAAGCTAATCCCGACAAGAGCGAAACGGACGCTCCGAGGGAGCTCCTCGCGGACGACCTGGAAAAAACGAAAGGCGTAAAAATGAAAGATCTCATTAAGAGACTACTCAAGAGCGAAACCGTCGACTTTTCCGACGTACTTACCGAGGATATGACGGAGGAGGAGATCGTCGAGGCGATCGAAAACAATTTCTCCGACGTCCTGGGTAAAAAAGACGAGGCCGAAAAAGAGCTCGCGGCCGCGAAACGCAAAAGCAAATCGAAAGAGACCGAGCTCCAGAAACTACGCGGAGACTTTGACGATCTGAGAAAGACCGTCGTCTCCGATAAAGTAAACGTCGCTCTCGACAAGTTCCAGAGAGCGGATAAATTCGAGCCGAAAGACCGCGATTTCTGGAAAAGTCGCCTCGAGGCCGATTTCGACGATACGTCCGAGTATCTCGAGAAAGCTCCCGTCGTTATCAATACCGAGACGAAAGGTACGGACGAGGACGTCCGCTCCTCCGACTCGAGCGGATCAAAGATCGAAAAGGATTTCTCCGACGCGATCGACGAGGTCCGTAAAGACGAGAATCTTTCTTACTCCGACGCTTTCGCGATCGTCTCCAGGGATAAACCCGAGCTCGCCGAAAAGTATCGTCAAGCTCAGTATGAGAGGATCCATAAAGCCGATCGCTAGTCGATCGACTGAGAGGATCCGGATCGCGTAAAGAGAGGGAAACGAGGACGCGATTACTTTTACACTTTAGCAGAAAGGAGCTCTTAAATGGGAGCTAATAAAGGTCAAGCTCTTTGGAGTTACGGGAATATCGTTACGCTCGAGTACGACGAGTCGACCGATCAGACGACCGAGTATCTCGTCGGAAAAATCGTTGACGGAAAATGTAAACTCAACGCGGCGAGTACGACTTTCCCGGCCGGTATTATTGAAAACAAACCGAAAGCGGCCGGAGGAGCAAGCCTCCGACTCTTTAACGGTCCTGGAATCTTTCGCGTAAAGCTCTCCGGTACTGTTGCGATCGATACTTTCCTCACTGGCTCGGCGGCCGGTGAAGCGGAGGCGGCCGACGCGGACGCGGACGTCGTTTTCGGACGCTCGGTCGAAAGCGGAGTCGACGGCGACGTAATCGGTTTCGTACCGTACTCTCCGACTCTGAGATCCGCTCTCATATAACCTGGACGTCCAGGTAAAGGATCCTCGGATCCTCCAGGAGAGCTAAACTAAAACGCTTATCCTCATTATGAGGGAAAGGTTATAAAATGCCCGATCAAACGGACGTCCATGTCGACGTAATATTGACGAATCTCTCGCTTAAGTATAAAAATAAATCTTTCGTCGGAGATCGTCTCTTTCCTCCAGTCCCGGTAAAAAAACAGAGTAATAAATACTTTGTATACGGGAAAGAAAATTTCTCAATTCCGAATACGCTTTACAGCAAGAAAGCCGGTTTTAACCGGATCGACTGGAGCGTATCGAACGACTCTTACTACGCGGACGAGCGCGGTCTCGAGGCTCAGATTACCGAGGCCGAAAGAGATAACGCGGACTCTCCGCTTATGCTCGATCAGGATACGACCGAGTATCTTACCGATATGATCTTTCTCGAAAGAGAGTATCGCGTCGTCTCCCAGGTAACGAGTACCTCCGTAATTACTCAGAATAAAGATCTGAGCGCGGCCGGTAATCTCCAATGGGACGATCCTAACTCCGATCCTTTCGAGGATATCGACGCGGCGAAAGAAGTAATCGAGGCTAACGGTATTCCGGAGCCGGACGTACTTACGATCCCGAAACAAGTTTTCCGGAAACTCAAAGAGCACCCGAAAGTAATAGCGAAACTCGCTTACACTGAGCGCGGTATCATAACGGCCGATATCCTGGCCGCTATGTTTGAAGTCTCCGAGGTACTCGTACCGGACTCTCTTTACAATACTAAGCCTCAAGGTCAAACGCCGGTCCTCGCTCGCGTATGGCCGAAAGCGGCTCTCCTCTCCTGGAGTCCTCGCCGTATGGGACTTAAGACGATCGGACTCGGAGCGACTTTCGAGTGGAAACGTCGTCAAGTCGAGAGATATCCGGAGCGGAAAACAAAGTCCGAGGTAATGCGTAATTACTACGCCGAGGATCAAAAAGTTATCGCGGCGAGCGCGGCTTACCTCTTTGATAACGCGATCGCCTAAACGGGACGATCTTAAACGCTAGAGGATCCCTGGATTTCCTGGGGATCCTCGATACCCAAAGAGCAAGAAAGGAGCTTTAATATGGGTAGAGGATCCGCGAGTCGTCCCGAGGGTCACGGGACGAAAGAAATAGTAATCGTTGACGATCAGGACGTAACCGGTCTCGAGGGAACCGTCGTCGACTATCCGGTCGACCTGGGAGAGTATATCGAGGGTAACATTATCCTCGACGTCTCCGGTACTTTCGCCGGTACGAGTCCGACGATCGACGCCGATATCGAGATGATGGAAAGCGGCGGCGGTCTCAAGGTAAATCATACCTCGTTTACTCAGGTAACGGCCGACGCTCGCGAGCACAAGGCTATTACTAATTTCGGTAAACACTGTAATATCGAGGTAACTTACGGAGCCGGAGCAATTACGGCCGGAGTCCTCCGTATCGTCGCGATAATGAAAAGCTAAGAAAGAGATCTCCGATCGTAAGATCGGATCTTTCTCGTCGGGACGTCCTGGGAGACTGGTTTTATCGCCGGTCTCCCTGGGACGTTTTTCCAGTAAAGAAAGGAGGTCTCTTTTATGGCCGATTTTTGTACGATCGACGACGTAAAAGCCGAGAATCCTCATAGAGTTTACGACGCGACGAGTAATCCGACGTCGACTCAAGTTACCGGCTTTATAACTAAAATCGCGAGCGAGATCCGAGCCGTTATCCGTAAACACGGTCTCGACGAGTCCGCTCTAGTCGCCGTCCAGTATACGGCCGACTTACTCAATACGATCAACGCTAAAGGAGCGGCTTATATGGCCGAGCGAGCCGGACTCTCCGGCCGATCTCCTCGTCTCTCCGATCACGCTCAACAACTCAAAGACGATTACGACTGGTGGATACAAAGTATTTTCGAGTCTCCAGGTATGCTCGAGGAGGCTAGCGGTAAAGGCGGTAAAGTTCACGCTCGCTGGACCGATACAACTCCGCGAGATAAATCGGGAGCCGTAAACGACGAGCCTAACGAGCCTCGTATAACCTTAAGGGAAAAATTCTAAAATGCCTAGCAAAGATAAAACGACTAACGGTACTCTCCGGACTATTGTAACTCTCCTCGTAATATGCGGAGCCGTCGCGACGTCGACGATCTTTATACTGACTCGTACAAATGCCGCTCAAAACTGCGCGGATACTAATAAGGTCCGGATCGAGCAAGTCGAGGAAAAACTCGACGATAAATTTACGGGAGTCGAGGAGGATCTTAAAGCGATCGATTTCCGTCAACGTAAGATCGACGTCCGTCAAGAGCGTATGGAGACGAAAGTCGATCATATAAAAGAGGCTATCGATAAAATGGCCGGAGGTAAGTAATGCCTTTCGCTTTACCTTTCTTTAATTCGGATCCGTCCGAGGTCGAGCCGATCGAGATAACCGCGACGTCCGTAAAATTCAAAGTTACGAAAGTCGGTAATAACGCTCTCGGGATCGTAATCGCGTATCGGGATCGTAAATGTCGAAACGCGGTCGCTTTCTCTTATTCTAACGAGCTCCTCTCTCCGGCGATCGACGATACGATCGAGATTACCGGATTAACGGAGGGTAACTGGTACGAGATGATCGCTTACTCTACCGACGGAGCCGGAAACCTCGACTCGGAGCCTGGGCCGTTTATGTTTATCATAGCGGCGACTCCGAAAACTAACGTCCGAGATCTCTCGGCCGCTCTCAAGACGATACTTATCTCCGATCTCAATACGGAGCTCCTGGCCGTCGGAGCCGAGCGAGGAGAGACTTATAAACCGTTTAGAGACGACGCTATTTTCGACGTCTCCGTACCGGTCGGGATAAAGGATCCTCTCGTCGAGATCGGACCTCAGTCCTCGACCGTCGAAAAGTACGGTAATCGTAAATACTGGGACGATATTATTTACGTCGCCGTATCGAAAGAGGGAGCCGAGGGAGACGCCGATCAACTTCAAAGAGACGTCGAGGCTTATATGGAGGCGATCGAAAATATAATCGATCGTTACGATACAATGGGAGGGATTACCTGGGAGGCCGAGGTAATCGAAAAGTTATATCCTCCGCTCACTGAGGAGGGAGAGGATAATATGTTAACGGCGTCCGGTGTAATTATTATAAAGAATATTCAAACGAATTAGAGAGCTCGTATGTCAAGCGTCCCAGTAGAAAGACAAATCGCGGACCTCGAGAAAGCGGCGGCGATGCTAAGATCTCCGACGCCGACGGTCCTTAAGCGTCTCCTGGGTAACGCGGCCGTTATCGCTCATAACATAATCCGACTTAACTTTATGAGGTCCAGGACGGGAGCCGGTAAACCCTGGAGAAAGCTCTCGCCTCTTACCATGTTACTAAAGAAAGGAGCCGGTCACGGTCGACGCCGAGGGAGAGCGAGCGGAGCTCTCGAGAAAGCTATCGGTCCTCCGATTACTGGAGAGGGATCGAGAGTTTCCTCGAGAGAGTTCGTAAAATGGAGGCTCTCCGGTTTTACTTTCGGCGAGAATCTTCCTAAATATGCGAGATACTTCTCGGCCGGTTGGAATCAAAAATTTACTCCAAAGCAAGCGGCGTATTTAACCTTTAAAGCTATGGAGGCTCAAGGGATCCGGACCGGAGGATCCAGGAGACGGAAAGGTCGGAAAGGAGTTACGAAAGCTCAAGCGATCGGCGAGCGTCTCCGGAAACGAAAAGATCGTAAAAGCGATCTCGGATCCAGGAGAAAGCGTCGAGTAAAGAGATCCGGTATAAACGAGTCTCTCAGTAACCGCGATCGACGAGCGAAAGTCGAGGAGGCCGGTTTCGATTACGCTCTCTGGAAAGGACTCCAGAAAAAGACGAGGAGATCTCCCAGTCGGGAGCTCCTCCATATAAATAATCAAACCGTCGACAAGATGAAAAACGCGACGCGGTCCTCAATGGTCGATATAATCTTACACCCGAATTTATAAAGGGAGAAAAAACAATGTCTAAAGATCGTACTAATCCTCGGACGTATTTTCGAGTCGCGGTCGGTAAAAAATTCCAGTCCGCGAAAGACGTCGCGGCGACTCCGACGCTCTTTCTTAAGGAGGCCGAATGGGAGCCGAATCCTCAAGTTATACAACTCGATCCTCAAGGGACTCACGGATCGCGATTTATGCTTAAAGACGGCGTCCGTAATATCTACGAGGAGCCGATATGTACGCTCCGTTACTGGGCGACTCGGTCGACTTTACATCAACTCCTCGAGGCTTTTATGGGAGGTTACGCGACGAGCTCCGGCTCTCAACTCTCGATCGCCGGTACGGAGATAACTAACGAGGAGCTCTCGGCTTTTCGTTTTCCCGACGACGTCGACGATCCGAGTACCTCGAGACTTACGGTCGAGATCTCAGGATCCGGACCGTATACGATCGCCGTTTATAAAGAGGCCGCTAAGACGACGAAACTTTCGGAGGCGACGGGAGTCGCGGCCGGAGGGAGTTTCGCGACGACTCCAGAGTCCGGCGAGATCCTGGTACTCGAGGGAGATCTCGACGCGACTCCAGTAACCGGCGATTATACTCTTACCGTCTCTCAAGCGAGTATGGTATGGGCCGATCGTCCGCTCTCGTACTATACGCTCGCGATCGACGACGGCTATAAAAAAACTCACTTTGTAAACTGTTGGACTGGAGGCTTTACGCTTTCGGCCGACGGACGGACCGGGATCCGCGTCGAGGAGAATGTTTTCGCTATGACTTACGACGACGATCTCGCCTCGACTCTTACCGCGTCGATCCTGGATAACGAGACTCTCGCGGTCCGCGATCTCGAGATGATATACGACTCGGCCGGATCTAATTACTCCCTCCCAGTCGAGGGAGGTTTCTCTCTTATCGGAGAGGAGGAGATCGAGAGCTCTCCCGATAACGCGGCGAATCCGGAGGACTTCGATCGGGAGATGCCGACGTTTAAAGGTACGGTCAACGTCAAGCCGACGGACGAGACTCAAGTTATACTTAACCGAGCTCGGTCCGACTCGCTTATGTTTAAGACGCTCAAGCTCGAGCTCTCTTACGGCGATTACGGAGCGATTTTCGAGTTTCCGGCGGCTATGTTCGATCCGAATAGCGTACCTCGAGGAGCCGGTAAAAAAATTGATCCGTTTACTCTTAATTTCGAGGGACGAGCGGACGGCTCCGCGTCTCCCGTCACAGTATGCGACGTTACTATGAAGTACGTCGCTTAAAGGAGGCTCTTTACAATGGCAACTCAAGCGGAATGGAATAAATTATTTACTGCGATCGGACTCGCTCTTAATGCTTTCCGTCAAATGGCGGCTTTTAGTCAAAGTTTTTTCGGATACGAGGACGTCGTTTACGTTAACCTGGATCAAGCTAACGATATCCGGTTTATAAAACTCGACGGAATTAAAAAGGGAGAGAATACGGACTCCGAGGGCTTTCTTTATGTCGATAAAGATCTCAACGGATCCGATAAGAGACTCCGGATCTATAAAGACTCCGGACTTACCTCTCTCGTCGCGACGGCTCAAGGTACTCTAGCGGCCGACGAGCTCGTCGACGTTACCGAAAACAACTCCTCCGGAATTACTGGAAAGAGTTATTTCGCTCATACGACGGACGACTCGGATATCTTTTTGACGATCCGATTTAACGTCCCGAGTCTCTCGGACGAGTTCGATCCGAAAGCCGGTACTCCGGATCTCTCGGACGATTACTCCTCGTTTATGAACGCTCTCGGGACGACTGGCCGAGCGGTCGGAGCGGACCTCGTCGCGAAAGCCGGTCTCTTTCGGGATCTAATGTCGGACGCTCTTTTCGTCGGAGCGGTCGCGGAGTTTATTCAAAGCGGATACCGGATCTCCGGTACGCTCCTCGACGCGACTCCGAATACCGTCGGAGGTCAATTAGCCTGGACGTATCGAGGGATCTTACCGGATCTTTATAAAGCTATGTCCGACGACTCTCAACTCTTGAAAAAGACGACCGCGTCGATCGGAGCGGCCGTCGCCGGATCTCTCAATACTGGAGCTCTAACTTTCCAGTCTAAGACGGCGAGAGAATACGCGGAGGACGGGGATACCGTCCGCGTCGAATGTCTTACGGAGCTCGGTACGACTGAGCTCGAAAAATTCGCGGTCTCGACTGTAAAGCGAGGTCAAGAGTCTTACCGAGCGACTCTCCGTCAAGGTTTCGACTCGAGAGCTCTCGGACTTTACCTCCTCCTCCGGCGATCTATGACTCTGAGCGGAGCCGGATCCTCGTATCTTACCGTCCCGACGATTACGGGAGAAAATACGACTAATATCGACGCGACTAACGGCGTATTATACGGCGAGTTAATCAAGTCCGGATCTACCAGGAGAGTTAAACTCTATACCTCAACTAATCGCTTGACTAGCGAGCTCGTCTCCGACTCTGGAGACGTAACGGACTCCGAGCCGTTTACGATCGAAACTCTCGGCGTCGGTAACTCAACTCTCGCTATGACTTTCTTACTCAATACCGGAGCGGCCGGAGACGCGACTTACGATTTCGAGGTCGCTCTTAACTTACCAAAGAAAGGCGATTACTGGGAGCTCCCGGTAACGAGCGACGAGCGAGGGACTTTCTCGACCGTCCTCGGTCGCGTCTTTCAATATGAATTACCGACGGATCTCTCGAGTCCGACGATCGACGATCGGCTCGCTCATACCTGGAACGATCGCGAGAAAGGTATATTATCCGTCTAACCTATAACCGACGAGAGGAGTTATTATGTCTGACGTAAAAAACGATCTCACGACTGAGGAAAAAGCGGAGCTCCAGGACGAAAAGAAAGTCCAGGATCAACGCGATTATATGAATAAGATCGCGGTCCCGTTGGATCCGGAGGAGCTCGATACCGGATCTAAAGGTCATACCATAATAATAAATAGTCCGGTACGATCTACCTCCGGAGTCCCGACGGAGTTTAAGCAAGTCGCGGAGATAAAGTTTATCGAGCCGTCTCGAGCGGCTTTCGATAAATTCAGTCTCCAGGCTACCGCTAAAATGCTCGCCTGGGACAAGATCCAGACGATCGCTAAGTCGATCGAAAACGGAACCTTTAAAGACTACTCGAAAACTGGAGAGGCTCTCGAGGGTATGTTTACCTCCGCTTATAACCTCCATAAATCGCTCGCCGATATCTTTTACGATATCCTCAAAAAGTCCGAGGGACTCGTCGATAAGACTCCGATTACTCGAGAGCTTTTCGACGCCGTTTTCTCGACTATGACTATCGCCGGTCATGAGGTATTATTTTCGGCGGTAAACGCTTTCCTCGAGCGTATGGTAATAAACGAGGTCGAATTAAAAAACTTGTAAAGGGACTCGGCTATCTGTTGAGTCCCGATAAAGCGAAAAAAGGATCCTGTAAATTATGTCGAAAGTACGTCGGAGAGGGAGCTCAACGTCGGGAGAGGTTTCCAAACGAGCAAGATCGACGCTCGCTCGGTTGCTCGACTTGCGAGCTCGACGGATCCGACGATTTCGCTTTCTTTCCCAGGATAACCGAGCTCCTGGATCTTTATTATCAATGCTCGACTCCTGGGCTCGGTCGTACCATGTGGCCTTATGATCCGTCGCCTCGACGGAATCCGTTATTTATTCAATACGGTTTCCGGATCGTCGAAAAGACGGTCCATAATATCGAGGAGGAGAAAGAGGCCGCTATAACTCCGGAGGAGACTCCGGACGAGGAGCTTAAATAATGGCGAGTACAGCATATCGCGACGTCGTCTTTAATACTAAACTCGGAGGAGTCGGCTCGGCCGCTACCTCCGCTAAGTCTATGTCGACGACTTTCAAGTCCGCGAATACTTCTTTAAAAGCTATGTCGAAAAATGCCGGAGCTTTCGCCTCTCGTATGAGAGGAGCGGCTAACGGTCTCCTCTCGATCAAGGGTATTATACTCGGAGGCGCGGCTATGCGCGTCGTCGGTTTTTTCCGGTCTCTCGTCGAGGCTATGGACGAGCAAGAGAAAGCCGAGACTCGTCTCGCAACGGCTATGAGAGCGAGCGGTAATTTCCGTCGCGACGCTATGGAGGGACTTAAAGAATACGCGGCCGCTCTCCAGGAGACGACGACTTACAGCGACGAGCAAATACTAGCGGCTCAAGGTATGTTAGCAACTTTTAAAATGACTCCGGCTCAGATAAAAGAAGTTACTAAAGCTATGCTAGATATGTCGGCCGGTACTGGAGCGTCCCTCGAGTCGACGGCGATCCTCCTCGGGAAAGCCTTTACCGGTCAACTCGGAGCTCTCTCTCGTTACGGCGTAATGGTTGATAAAAACGCTTTCAAGGTCGAGGGATTTTCGGCCGTAATAAAAGAGTTAAATAGCGAGTTCGGAGGTATGGCCGAGGCTATGGCTCAAACGCCGGTCGGTAAACTAAAACAACTCGGCAACGTATGGGGAGATATAAAAGAGGAAATGGGACTCGCGATCGTCGAGTCCGGAGCTTTCGACGCTCTCATGGTAACGATAAAAGAGGGTATGGCCGATCTTAAATCTTTCCTGGACGGGAATCCGGACTTTCTCGGCGACGTCTTTTCGACTGGAGTAACCGCTCTTAAAGGTTTCCTCTCCGCGATCCCTGGGATCCTGGAGGGACTCTCCTTTATGATCGATCACAGTAAAACGCTTTTAACTATATGGCTCGGTATTAAGGGAGCTATGGCCGGAGCTCAAGTCGGGAGTATATTCGGACCGATCGGGAAACTTATCGGAGGACTTCTCGGAGCCGGAGTCGGAGCTTACGCCGGAAACCGGATCGGAGCGGCTCTCGAGGGAGATCGCGAGGCTCTCGAGCGTCAACGGTACGAGGCCGCGTATCTCAAGGTAGGATCGGGAGCGACGGCGAATATCAATAACGAAAACACTATTAACATTAACGTCGAGGGACCGGATATCTCGGACGCCGTTTACTCCGTTACTGAGATCGTAAAAGAGGAGGCCGTAAAACCTCTCGACGATCTCGGCGACGAGTATTATCAACTCGCGGAGGAGCTCCGGACTCGAGACCGTTATACGAGGACGGTTTAATATGTACTGGCTAAGAATAACGAAACCTAGCGACGAAAACGATTACATAGAGTTTTCGTCTCTCGCCTCTTACCCGATGCCGCGTTTCGTCCTGGGACGCCGGTCAATTATCAAGGGATCCGGAGAGATCGACTCGAGCGAGTATACTATGCGTTTCGAGTTATGGTATCCGGTCGACCTCGATACTTGCTGGACTAAATGGGACGAGCTCCTCGAGCGACTGGACGGCGTCCTCGCGGATATCTACCTTTACGACGTACCGAGCGGAGGATCTCCCGGTCCTGGCAATTTAAAAGCCTCCTGGTTAACTAGTAACTCCGAGTATATTCGATCTCCAAAGTTACGAGCTCTTAATCCGATACAACGTAAAGGACAATGGGCGACGGGGATCCGTTTCGACCTGGACGTCCTCGTCCGAGAGTCCGGAGAGTTTTCGGGATCCTGGGGAGTCGATCGAAAGATTACTCGTAAAGCCGACTCGAAAGGAGAAAAGTATACTTTCGATATTACGGCGTCCGGTCCGACGGCTTACGATCAACTTACCGCGTTTAAAGAGCAATACCAGGGAATTACAGGGACTAACTTTACCGTCGAGACTGAGGTCCAGGAGATCGATAAAGATACCTGGAAAGGTAATTATACTATCTCGGATCCGTCGGGATCCTCGGGAGGAGGGACCGGTACTCCGACTCGCATAACGGAAAGTATCCGCGTCGAGGGAGGAGGTCGAGCGGTCTCCTGGGGTCTCGTAACTGGAGATAAAGATCCGGTCGAGTTCAAGGGACCGCGTCGTCCCGTAAAGGTTATGATTACTGGAGAGGTAATAGCGGCTAAACCGGAGGGACTTATTTATCCTAACCGGGACGCTTTACCGGGACACGTTAGAGACGACGCTTACGAGCCGGAGATCTCTCAAACGGCTCAAGGCGGTCAAGTCGTCGAGTATCGCGGACGTTATACTCAGATTTTCGAGTTACCGAATAAGGATAACCTCTCTCAACTCCTCAAGTTTAGAGATCTCCAGAATCTCGGATCCTCTAAGAGTATGACGTCGGGACAAGCCGATCAGAGCGTCGGAGACGCGGCGGCGGCGGCCGAGAATAAACAAGATAAACAAGATACCGCAAAAGAGCAAGCGAAAGCGAAACCGTAAATGAAAGATATCGTAATCCAGTATCAAGGCGTAAATTGCTCGAGCGTAAATTTCTCTCGAGGTCTCGGACTTAATCCCGACGTCGGATCCGTCCGGATACCGGTCGGAGATTATACTAACTTTCGGATCGAGCCGGAGGAGGTCGACGGTATCGTCGAAAAACTCGCTCAACCGGAGGCCGGTCCCAGGACGTCCCTCGAGGGAGACGATCGGGATCCTTTCCCTGGGAGACCTGGAGGAAACGAGCTAAAGCTAAAACAATTCGGAGACCTCCGGATCCTCCGACGTACTACGGACGAGGCCGCTCTCCAGGATATAACTTTCTCTCATACATATATCAGTCGTAACGGTATAAAGGTCGTAAAAAAGTCCGAGGTAAAAGACGCTAACGGAAAGATCGCTCGATACTTTGAAGTCGAGTTAACCGACGAGCGGAGACTCTGGCAAGATCGAGGGATCCTGGACGGCGATTATAATCGGATCGATAAAAACGGAGTAAAGATCGGAAAAAATTATTTCGATCCGCGATCGCTTAACGAGGGTAAACTCTGGACGCTAAAGGAGCTCATAAGTAAAGCCGTCGGAAAGCTCCCGTCTCCCGTCGGGACTCCGTATACCGTCTTTCGTTATAACGTATCCGGTCAAAATAATTTCGATAAGATTACTCCGCTCGACTTCAATAACGGAGGAGGTCGACTCGCGGTCCAGGCTCTCGGGGATCTCCTGGATCATTACGGCTTATATCTTTCTCTCCTCCTCGTCCCTGGATCTTACGGACTCTCTGCCGTCCCTCCTCAAATCGCCGGAGCCGGAGCTAAGATCGTAATCGTCGAGCGAGGCCAAATAGATCAACTCGGTTGGGAGGACAAGCTCCTCTCGAAAGGATATCTCGAGTATAACCGTCAAAAAGAGCAACCGTATTTTAGACCTTACGGCGTCCGAGTAACGAGCTCCGCTCGAGTAATAAAAGAGTATAACGTCGAGGACTTCGTACCGGTCGTCCAGAATCCGGACTCCAATAATAAAGAATGGATTTCGCTCGAGGATAACCTCGATAAATTCGGGATAAACGTCGTCGATCTACGCGAGCAAGTCTTACGGCTTTACACTGAAAAAGAAAAAGCCTTTATGGAGGTTAAGGACGAGGACGCTCGCGGTATCCTCCAGGAGCAAGCGTACAAATGTTTTAAAATGACTCTCGAGGATCCGACGGTCCTCCCGATGTTACGAGAAAGATTTATCCTGGAGAAAGGAAAGATCGTCTCCGCTCCTCCTCTCGTAACTTGCGATTATTTCATACCGGACGAAAATAAAGATCCGGCGGCGGCTCTCTGGAGTAACGTAACTCTCGCTCGACTCCCAGGAGATAAGGAGCCGTCTTTCGAGCTCGAGGCCGGAGTAATACGCTTTCCGGATCCGATCGGACAACTCGTAAACTCTCCCTCCGCTAAAGGAGCGAAAAAACTTTCTCAAGTCCCAGGAGATCCAAAAGATAAACGAGCTCAAGCGAAAATGGAGGCTCTCCGCGCATGGTTAAAAGCTCGAGGAGCGGTCGATCCGGAGACTGGAGAAAAAACGGGACTCGAGGGATCGGAGGGTATACTCGACGCGGTAATCGCGGCTCTTTCGACTGGGACGGATCCTAACATACCGCTCGAGGGAGCGAAAGTCGATACCGGTAATCTTATCTCGGCCGTCCAGGACTTTTTATCCTCGGCATTTGGTACGGACGCGGAGGAAAACGCGAAAAAAGGTATCTCCCAGGAGCTCGGCGAGATCTTCAAAAATTCGAGTATGGCTCCGGCCGCGTTTAATAAATACGCGGAGTCCTGGAGAAACCTCGTACAACAAGGCAAAAATAAAGCGGCTCAGAAAGGAAACTCCGGACTCCTCTTTTCCCTGGACGAATGTACTTTTTCTCCTGGCCGGATCTCATGTAATTTTAATTACGAGAGCTCGGAGTATTGGTTTCATGAGGTCGGGAATAAAAATAACGTCGGTCATTATACCGTAATAGAGGTCGACTGGACTCCGATCCAAGTCGCGGACTTTGACAATTACGACGAGCTCGACGCTCGAGCCGAGGAGAGAGCTCTCGAAAAGTTTAAGGGACCGGATAAGGTTACGGCTTACGAGATCTCGGCTTTCTCTTTTTGGCCGATCATAGCGGACGGCGATCGTCCTCGCGTCGTATGGACTGGAGACGCGGAGGGAGACTTTCGAGGTCGGACTCGGTATCTATGGGACGACTTTATTTCGGATCTCGGAGGACACCCAGGGATCGGAGAGAAAGAAAGAGCTCGGCGAGTCGGACCGGATACGCTCGCTCGTAAACCCGAGGGAGGCTCATAATTGAAAGATCGTAATAAGACACAATATCAAAACCCGACTCACGGCTCGCTTAACTATTTACATGATCCCTCCTGGTTAGACGATCACGCTCCGAAACGTCCTCAAGAGGTTAAGTCGGCCGGTTTCCAGGCTAACCGTTTCGCAAAGCTCGCCGGATACGATATCGAAAAACGTCAAGCGATAATCCAGAGAGACGAGGAGGAGGATCCGAATATCGGTATAATCGATCCTCTTTATTTTCGCTGGCGTCTCCATGAATGGAATACATTACCTAACGAGCTCGGAGTACCGGCCGGAGAGGGTATCGAAAATCAACTCGTCAACTTACCGGCCGAGGAGTACGACTCTCCGGATCCGGACGCTAACGACGATAAAAAGAAAGAGGACGCGGAGGAGGAGCCGACGGGACGAGTCCGTCCCTGGAGTAAATGTTTTCACCTGGGAGCGATCGTCGACGGTAAACACTTAATCGGATCCAGGCTAAACCGCTCGAGTCCCTGGACTCGTTACGAGGACTATCGGACCGGTAAATTACATCAAGCCTTTAGAGTTTCCGAGACGCTCATACCGGAGGGACAATACTCGAAAGACGAGATCGAGGAGTATAGCAACGGTCTAACCGACGCGGCTCGGACTCCTGGAGTTATATCTCCTGGGACTAGCGTCGGAGGGATCGTATCTCCGGATCCTCCAGGAGAGGACGTAAAGATCGATCAATTTAATCCGGAGGACTGGCCTAACGATCGGATCCATATCCTCATTAACGATCGTATGAATCAAGAGGGAGGCTATGTCTGGAGCGGAGGTACTCCTCATTTAAACGTCGGAAAACATTACGATACTAAATTAAACGTCGTCCCTGGGCTCTTTGCTCAATGGGGAGACGCTTTCGTACTTACTGAGGACGACGTTTATACCAGGACCGGCCGAGACTCCGAGGCGAGATCTCTCCTCAACTTATGGCACGACGTTCATTTTCACATGAGCGAGGCGAAAGACGGCCGGATATATTTTACGGTTAATCCTCCAGGAGCGGAGCCTTTCGGAAAACGGATCAAGGGAGAAATGATCGGCGATCCTGGAGTCGCTAATACTAATACTCAATGGGGTCAAGAGTCCGTAAACTGGAGACCTCAAATAAAATTACCGATCGAGTACGGTTTACCCTGGACGGATCCAGGACCGGAGCCGATCCCGTTTCCGGACGACTGGCCGGACGGACTTCCTTTACCTGGACCGATCGGACCTCTCGGACCTGGACCGATCGCCGGACCGATCGGAGTCCCTGGGCCTTATGGTCCCTGGGTTAATGACTGGCCTCACGACGTCGATAAACAAGTCCAGAGACAAGGGATAATTTTACCTCACCCTGGGACGGACGAGACTATCTGCCCGATGCAATTTTATATCTCGGCTTTTACTCGCGTCCCTCCTGGAGAGATCGTCGCTCCGGCTAATGCCGTCTTTCGTTATATCGCTCATATTTACCACGACTCCGGATCCGGAGGAGACTATCTCCAGTTTCCTACTTTCGAGATCTCCGGACGTTGGGATATTCCGGTAACGGCCGACGAAAATTATATTTTCCATACGGACTGGAGCGGAGCGATCGACGCTCGTCAATTAAAACCTGGAGACAATATAATTTATTATTACTGGAGAGATCGGACGGATCCCGACGATACGGCCGATTACTCCGTTTACATTAAAGAGATGTTACCTTTAACCGGACCTCCCGTCGACGTCGGTTGTTTATGGTCTATATTTTCCGACGACGATACGGTATCATTTAACGGAGCCGAGGTTTATCTCGAGTCGGTCCCTCCGATATGATACGAGGGCTTTTTACCGTCCGTGACTATTGACGGTCAAGATTTCGTACCATGTACTAGCGGCGTATTTGTCGAAAACGGCTTAACATAAGAGGAGCGAGTAAATGGGTAATCAAGAGACTTTCTGGACTCCCGATCCTGGCGATCGGATATCAATAGAATATTGGGACCGCTCCGCTCGAGAGCTCCTTTCCGGTTGCGTCGTCGACGGGATCCTCCCTCTCTCGGCGGTCGGACTCGTCCTTACGATCCCGACGGGAAAGTTATACCTCGGCGGCGGTATGTTTACTTTTTCCGGAGGATCCGTAACTTTACCGGATAACGATACGATCGATCTTTATTTCGTATGGGACCGAGTCCTCGACGATAATCCGGCGAATACCGAGACGTATAATAAAGTAATCAATTTTAACGCTCGGTTTAAAATGTACGATAACGGAGTTACTCCCTCGGAGGAGTATTACCTCAAGATCGCGGATCTTACGACGTCCGGAGGAGCGACGGTTATATCGACGGTCGACGGGACCGAGCAAACGAAACTCTTAACTCCGAAAGGTCTCGATCTAAACTCTAATAATATCGTCAATATGGCCGATCCCGTAAACGCTCAAGACGCGGCGACTAAAAATTACGTCGACGGAGCGGCCGGATCGACTAACTTTCTCGCTCTTACCGATACTCCAGGATCTTACTCCTCTCAAAAGATCGCTCCAGTAATGGTAAACTATGGAGAGACCGGTCTCGCTTTCTCGATCCCGTTTAATAATGTCCGTTTCGTCGGGAGTAACGGTCACGCGAGCAATACGACCGGACGCTTTCCTCATTACGGTTACGCGACGATCTCCGACGCGATAACAAATATAAACGCGGTCGAAACTCCCTCGGAGTCTAATCGTTTCGCGATCGTCGTCCTGGACGGCGACGAGTATAGCGAGTCTTTTACTTTGCCTCAATGGGTAACGCTTCACGCTCCGAGCGCGGTCATAAATGGGACGGTTACTCTTTCCGACGACTCGGCCGTTTACGCTCGAGAGATAAAGAAGTCGAGCGGCGGCGACTGTGTATTAAAGTCCTCCGGTACTGGGACGTCCCAGGTTTACGCCGATATAATTCGAGCGACTGGTAACGCTCGAGGAGCTCGTAATACGGCGACGACCGGAGTCCTCATATTGAAAGCTCGTCAATTATACGTCGAAAACGGTTACGGGATCGGAGATAACGCGAGCGCGGACGGTCATATACATATCGACCTCGAGGATCTTTATATCACTGGGACCGGCGTCGGACTGAGACGTCAAGGATCCGGACTTACGATCGGATCTATACATCATATCCTCGAGAGCGGAGCCGGTAACGGAGACGCGATCGAATGTAATACCGGAGAGATCGATATCCGGACTCTCGTAATCGACGTCTCTAATAACGCGATCGAAACGGTCGACGCTCTCGCGACGGTCCGGATCGGAGGGATCTCGAAACTCGCCGGAGGAGTTACTCGTTTCGCGGCGTCGACGATTACCGTCTCTTATATCGACGGGGATCCTCAGAATAATGTTATTTTCGTAAATGGATCTCACGGCTCGGACGATAACGACGGACTTACCAGGACGAAACCGGTCGCGAGCTTTACTCAAGCTATGGCTCTCGTCGCGGCGACTCCTCCGAGCTCGTCGACTCGCTTTACAGTCGTCGAGGAGTCCGGTCTAAAATATACCGAGGACTTTACGATCCCGAATTATACGACGGTACTCGCTCAGGGAGCGACGATCGTCGGTAATATTCAAATCGGAGACCTCTCCGCTCTCCATTTACGGAGACTCGAGGATACGGCCGGAGATCTCCTTTACCATAACGGGAGCGACTGGAGTTACTTTACGATCGACGAGATCGTCGCGACGTCAACGGCCGACGGGATCGCGGTCCCTGGCGGCTGACTCTCTGGACGAGTTAACCGGTTGCTGGTAGCAACGGGAAAAGGCGTCGTAACCTCGGCCGGAGGTTGTATTACTTGCGAGATAGAAAGACTCGAGGTCTCAGGAGCCGGAACCGGTTTCGAGGCCGGAGGAGGTACGGTATGTCACCTGGACGCCGGTATACTTAACGCGACGTCCGGTACTGGAATCGTCGTAACGTCGACGACGACTCTCTCCGCGATCGTCGGGACTCTTAACGCGACTGGATCGACGGCGTATAACGTCGCGGTCGGATCAACGTTAAATATTTTCGTCGCGTCCCTGGCCGGTACGGAGACGAGCTCCGGTACGACTAATATCTCTAAAGCCGGTATCGTACCGGCTCACGGTACTAACCACGAAAGCGGAGGATCGGACGCGATCAAGCTCGACGATCTCGCGACTCCGGACGATAATACGGATCTCAACGCGAGTACGTCAAAACATGGATTAATGCAAAAATACCCAGGAGGGACGACTAACTTTCTCCGAGCGGACGGATCTTTCGCGGCTCCTCCTGGCGGCGGCGGCGGCTGGACTGGGACTCAAGTATTATACGTCGGTAAACATGGAAACGACTCAAACGCCGGAACCGATCCGGCGAGTCCGAAACTTACGATCTCCTCCGCGATAACGGCCGCGTCCGGAGCGTCCTCGAGTAATCCTTACGCGATCGTCGTTATGGACGCCGGTATTTACGCCGAGAATCTCGTTATTACGTCAACGTATGACTGGATCTTTATCGACGCTCGATACGCCGAGCTTAACGGTTATATTCGGCTCGAGGCTAATCATACGCATATCAGACTTAAGCGTCATGAATGTACGACCGGTTACGGGACTCCGACGGCCGCGATCTATACGACCGGCTCAAGTTACGACGACCGATCGATCGAGGTCCAGGAGGTATACTTAACCTCGGCCGTCCTCCATTACTGGAGAGATATGTCGAGCGGTAATAACGAAAACGCTAACGTAACTCTCCGAGCCGGTAATATCGAGATCGCGTCCGGTACGTCCGGATCCGTCTTTATGATCGACTCCCAGGGATCCGCTCATATCGAGGTCGATCGTCTCGATACGACTCGTCCAGTTTACGACTCGGATAATACTTTCCCGAGGAGTACGCTCAAGATAAAGAAGTTAATAACCGGAGCCGTTACCCTCGGAGCTTATCTTATCGACTGGGCTCACCCTCTCGACGTCGAGATCGGTTACGTCGATCTCGCGTCAAGGTGTTATTTATTCGCTCCGAGCAAGTCCCAGGAGCTAACCGGTCGAGTCGGTACGATCGAGGGATACTCGTCCTCGTATCCGATGGATATTAACCGCTGGAATTGGCAACTCGAAAATATAAAACATCTTGACGTCACTTGTTACGGAGGAGATAACGACTCTCTCGTCACTCTCGGTAATGGTAAATTTTTCGAGTCGATTATTTATAATCAGTATTGCTATTATCAATTCCATTTACCGACTAACTGTTTAAGGGACTCCTGGGAGTTATACCTCGACGTTATTACCGATACCGGCGATACGACAATGTATATCTCCTGGAAAGGTAATTGGTCGGCTCACGGAGAGCCGTATAATACTCATAGCGGATCGAGTAACTCGGTCTCTTTCTCTGGAGCTCAGTCCGCTAATGATCGTATGGTACTCGAGGAGATCTCGAGTATCTTTACGACGAAACCGCTCCCAGGAGACGCGGTAAATATCGGACTCGGAGTCGGGACCGGCTCCTCCGGTTGCGATTATCACTTTGGGACTATGACTTTAAGGTACTGGGAAAACCCGACTTAATACTTTTATAAAGGAGGCTATAAAATGCCCGATTACTTTTCTTACGAATACGATCGCCTCGTCGACGGCGTAATCCGTCTCGATAATCCGGATCGAGTTATCGAGACTCCAAACGAAAACGCGGCGGCGATCGCGGCCGTTACCGACGAAAACGCTCGAGCTCTTTTCGAGAAACTCTTTCCTCCGACGACTCGCGGAGTAATATTACATGAGGAGATCAAAGAGGACGAGATACTCGGTCCGATCGCTTTCGACTTCTCGGCGAGCGGTCAAGTCGCGACGGTACGCTTTACTCGAGAGCTCACTCCCGAGGAGATAACGAGGCTCGACGCTATCGTCGAGGCTCATAAACTTAACTCTTAAAGAAAGGAGATCGAATGTCCGACGAGAAAAAAGATCCAGTCCAGGAGAAACGAGATCCCGAGGTCGAGTATTATACTTTCGTCCTGGGACTATTCGAGTCGGGAGTAAAGCAACTCCCGGCCGCTATGTTACCTAAGATCCGAGTCGAGAGAGAAAGTATCAAGAGAGGAGATCCCTCCTCTTACGGACTCGACGTCGCTAAGAAAGCTCTCTCGAAAATACCGATCGGCTTTTTTACGATCGGTCAAGATGGATCCTGGAGAGACGCGGACGAGGAGGAGATTACTAACTTTATAAAACGGCTCGAGAAAGAGCTCAACGAAAAGAAAGGCGGCGATAATGAGATCGGGATCGAGGCTAATACTTGCGCTAGTGGTATCCCTGTCGATACTCGTATCGATAACGGGTTGCTCGACAATAACGAAACCTCCGGAAAAGATCCAGGGAGCGACGACGACGTTAAGTAAATACGTCCGCTCGTATGTCGACTTTACTAAACCTCTAATCCAGGACGGCGAGGAGGCCGAAAAGTATCGGCTTATCGGAGATCGAATAATCGAGCTCTCCCTCAAGCTCTCGACCTGGGCTAACGACGACGGAAAGGATAAATAATAAAATGAAAATTTCGGAAATGAAAAACCTCGTCGAGAAAGGGATCGGAGTTTACAAGGAAAACGAGGAAACCTTTAGACCGGTCCTCCGATCCGCTCGCCGGATCCTGGACGGGATAATCGAGGGAGAGGACTCGGCGGTCGATCATGAGCTCAGTAAATACGCGGAGATCGCGGAGCTCGACGAGGCGATCGCGGACGTCGACGACGAGATCCAAAAGCGGAGAGACCTCGTAACTTTTTTCTCTAATATCGGTCTCGTCGTTTCGATCATAGCGAAAGGAGCGATAAAGTAATGGAGATAAATTTCGACGGCGAATTACTCAAGGTTATACTAATCGCGATCGCGTATCTAATCGTCCGAGGTCTCTCCTGGTACTTTGCTCTCTTTCGTCCAGGAGAAAAACGAGCCGGATACCTGGAGCTCCTCGAGAAAGGTATCGCTCTCGTAAACGAGTATCGGATCCATTACGCGAAAAAGAATAAAGGCGAGGAGGCTCCGTATCCGAATATCCTCGAGAAAGTAAAAGAGGTATCGGAAAAACTCGGAGTCGTCGCCGAGGATATGGTCGCTCATAGACGAAAGATAAAAGACGATCGCCTCGCCTGGGACTCTCTAAACGGAGTCGCGAGTCGGACGTCTAATACGACTATTATTACCGGAGATACTCAAGCGGAGGGAGACGCGGAGGGATAATAAAATCCTCCCAGGTAAGAGCCGGATCGCGAGGGATCCGGCTTTTTTTTATGTTTTTTTTCTTACCGTTTTCATAAACCCTTATAATACATAGACTACAAAAAGCAAAAAAAGGCCGTTTTCGTGCTAAAGGCTCTTGACGGATCCCTCGTTTCGTGCTATTTTATTTATACATTTTATATTTATCCGAGCCACAACGGGACGCGAAAACTTGAAACCAAACGTAAAAAACGAAAACACTCCCTCTAAAATTAGAAAGCCGAGAGTCGCTCTCCTTTCGTTTCCTGGTGGCTCGGGATCCCTGGAGACGTCTCTCGGTTTTATTATTGGGAAAAAAAGGAGCCACAAAATGCAGAGACTCGAGATTAACCCTTGTAATTGGGTAACGGAGAAAGTCTTTCTCAAAACTTATGCCGACGAAAAAAAGATCCGGATATCTTACGACGGTAAACACTGGGAGGAGTACCGGATCGAAAAGAGCTCGATCTCTTACGAGCTCGACGGCGAGAAAGTAACCGACGTATTTTATAAAGCGTATATGGAAAACGAGACCGAGTTTCCGATCGCCGTCGCGACGGACTCGATCGACGGCGACGACTCCTCAATATGGGAGGCTTTCCATAACGAGATAAAAGAGGAGAGTCTCTCCAGGAGATCCGGTAATCCTTTCGTCGCTATCGCTCGCGTAATCTGTAACGTACTCTAAAAAAGAGAGGAGCTTATACAATGGCTAAAAGTCCTAAAGCTAATCAAGAGATCCGGCTCGATTATATCGACGAGAGGGATCGGATCGCGGCGGCTCAACTTATCGCGGAGCTCGTCCGTCAAGGCGTAACTTTTGAGTCGTTTACCGAAAACGTCTCCGAGAAAACTAAGAGCCTCGAGCTCGTAATCCAGTTTACAGGAGGTTACTAAATGAAAAAGACTTATCCTCATACGGAATTACACCCGATAAAAAAATGTACCGAATGTAATAAACCGATCAAGCGGAGACTCGTCGAGCAAAAGACGAAACCGGTCCGACTCTGTTACAAATGCTGGAGAAAGATCGAGAGAGCGAATCGGAGTAACGGCGAATACTGTCAAATCTGCGGAGAGGAGATCAAGACTCGCGACGTCCCGATCGAGTCCGAGGCTAATAAAAAGATCGCTCGCTCTTTTCATACGGAGCGAGGTCGTAAGTATCAAGACGAGTACGGCGAGGGACCGGAGGACTTTTTCGATTACCGCGAGGAGAGGTACTGTCCGACTCACGACGCGGTCGACGATAAAGGTCTCCCGTTTTCCGAATACTAAAACTCAACCGACGAGAAAGGATCTAAAATGTCTAAACGTACTATCGAAACCCAGGAGCTCCCAGGAGGAAAGATCTTACTCAAAGAGGATACGCTTTCCGACGGGAGTAAAGTTTACTCGGTCGACCTCGTAACGGACGAGGGAGACGACGTTATCACGCTCGACGCCGAGACGGAGGATCACGCTCTCCGGATCTTTACGACGATCGTCGAGCTCGGGATCCTGGAGATATCATAAATCAACGTCTGAGAGGGAAAGGGCAAAGAGGGAGAGGGGATCCGGAGTCGCGGTCCCAGGATCGCGGCTCCTAACTTTTACGACGAGAGGAGAAAAAATGTCGGAGGATACTTTTTATTACGATTACGCTTTACGAGCGGTCGAGAGGTTGACGGACGCGGAGACTCCGTTATACCTCTCTCAAAGTCGAGTCCTAAGTTATCGATCCTGTCCGATGAAAGTCGCTTTTTCAATTTCC